CGCTCCTTGCGGAGCCGTTCGATCTCCTCGGCGGCTTCGTAGGTCAGGTCGTCAGCCATCAGAATGTTCATGGGGGCGCGTAGCCGATCCACGATGTCTTCCTCGTCAGTCATTGAATCCCCGTTTCCTCGTCAAGTCGTGCGAGTCGTTCCATTGCCTTGTCCCGTGCCTCCCCGGAGTCTCCCTTCGGTGCCCTCGGGGGCTCCGCATGGGCATCCGCCTCGAGGTCGATCTCGGCCTGCTCCCTCGCCCTCTCGTCCTCCCACTCCTCTCGGCGGGGAAGGCAGAACCGGCAGAGGGACTCCTTGGGATCGGTGAAGACGTGGCAGCTGCACTCGTACCCCAAGGAGTCCCGGCGTTCGGAGTTCATGCGAGATCCGACTCCCCGACCATCTCGGTCTTCGGGACCACCCGGGAGAACGTCTCGGTCATCCGCTCGAGCATCTCAAAGGGGAGCTCAACGCTCAGGAACGGGTCGAGATCCTTGGAGTTGTCCATGTCGAACGCATGGAAGTAGAAGCAGACCGTGGGATCCCCGATGTTGGCCTCGACCTTCATCCGCACGTCGAAGCGCGGGTGGGGCCGACCGTCATCACCGAGGTACTGACCCGGGATGGTGGTGAAGGTGACCGACGAACTGGGGTTGAACGTCACCCATGAGTCGCAGAGGAGGTCGCTGCTCACTTGGATCCCTTCTTCCTGTTGCGCCGAGGGGCCTTGATCTCAGGCCGCTTGCTGTCCTTGGAGTAGCCCACCCGTTCCGGCTTGCTTCGCTTCGACATTGCTTCCCTTCCTGTTGGGGGTCCACAGCTTGACCCGGCCTGACTTCCTGACGTAGTCACCCTTGCGAAGGATGTACGCCATCCTCGCCTGCACCAAGGCCACGGACTCGTTGAGGCCGGCCTTGACGTAGGCATCCACGACGGCGGACCATCCACCGTCAACGATCTTCTCCGCACGGGCAGGGCCGATCCCGGGACACCCCGGGTAGCCGTCCACGCGGTCACCCGTGAGCGTCTGGATGAGGTGGTTCCTGTCGGCCTCCTCGCGGCTGACCTCGAGGACCCCTGCGTCCGGGTTGTTCGGGTTGAACCATTTCCCCGGGATCGTCTTCATGTCCTTGTCCCCGGAGACGATCACCACGTTCTTCGTGGGGTCAGAGGCCATGATCCCCATGACGTCGTCGGCCTCGAGGTTGGGCCAAGTGGCGCAGGGCCAGCACTCACGGATGTACTCGCGCAGGGCCGCGAAGCACACGGGCTTGCGGACGTCCTTGCGGTTGGCCTTGTACTCGGGGTAGATGGACTTCCTGAAGTTGTCCCGATGGCTGAAGCAGACGGTGTACGAGGTGCCGTTGAGGCGCTCGACGAACTCCACGATGTCGATGTCAACCCGGCTCTTGGCCTCGGCCAGGTCGGAGTGCAGGGTCCAGAAGTCGTTCCCCCAGTCGATTGCCTTCTCGACGGCTGCCGATGCCGTGTAGCAAAGGATGTCACCGTCGATGACGATGTGGGTCTTCACGACTCGTCCTCCTCGGCGGTCTCGTCGTTGGAGGTGACCACCTTCTTCACCCGGTCCTTGAGCATCTCGGAGAGGCCGATGACCTCCAGGGCGCTGCCCTTGAACTCCGTGATGAGCGCGTAGGACTTCTTGCTCCGGTCCTGGTACGCGATGAAGACGAAGGCGTCCACGCGCCGGCTGATCTCGTCAACCAGCTCCGTGGTCGATACGAGGGTGAGGTCGGGTGTCATCCATGAGCCTTTCCGTAGTCGATCCGCTTGAGTGCCTTGAGGCGGGAGACGATCTCCTGCCTCTGCCGTGAACCCTTGGGCCATGTCCGTGCCTGGGTCATCAGTTCCGCCTGGAGCCGCTTCTCGACGAGGTAGGGAGAGACCATGCGGGCGACGTCCACCGCCCTGTCCCCGGACACCCTCCACTCCCACGCGCTGCGCTGGTTCCCCCGGCATGACTTCCTGTTGATCTTGCCGCCCCACTCCCTGCGGAGAGCCTCGAGGACGTAGGGGAACGTGTTGGAGACCGAGATGGCAGGAGTGGTCCCGTGCCATACGGTGAAGCACCCTTCCCCATCGAGGTATCCGGCGAGGTAAGCGATCCACAGGGGCCTCTCAATGAGTCTCGGCCCATGAAGACCCGGCACGGAACTCGCCGTCGAGGGGGCACCGGAAGCCGAGTTCTGTTCCTGCCACGGAGATTGCTGAGACCGCACCGTTTCCAACACGCTCTGCCAGCTCAGGCCGGCACTCGATCTGGAACTCGTCATGGATCCACCCGATGACTGCGTAGTCCTTCGCCCACCCGAGCCCATCCAGCGACATGTCCTGGACGAGCCTGACGAGTGCGACCTTCATCACCACCGCTCCCGCAGACTGGAGCAGGGTGTTCAGGGCGGAATGCTGAGAACGGATGGGGAGGCGGCGTCCGTCGAGGCCGAGCAGGTATCCCCGCTGGGAGGCCGAGACCACCGCATCCTTTAGCATCTTGTAGGCGGCCACCTTCTTCTCGAAGGACGCTCGGAGGCGCTTGCCGTCCTTGGCCGACCCACCGACCACCGAGCCGAGCTTCAGGTCCCCTGCCCCGTAGATCATCGCGTAGATCAGGGTCTTGCTCTGGTTGCGGCGGTCCTCATGGCCGGGGTCGTGCTTGTCCCTCTTGGTGCCGGCAGGGACCAGACCGAAGGCGATGGCGTTCTCCCAATGGATGTCGCCGCTCACCACGGCCTTGCCGTAAGCACCGTCGTCGTAGGAGTGGAGGTAGTGGGAGAGGCAGCGGAGCTCAAGCCCCGATGCGTCTGCTCCCACCAGCCTCCACCCCTTCCTCGGCAGGAACAGCCCACGGCAATCCTTGCCATAGGGGCTCCGCCCCGCAGGCACCTGCGCCATGTTCGGGCGGGCATGGGAAGCCCGTCCCGTGACCGTCCCGCCCGGGTTGATCCTTCCGTGGATCTTCCCGCCCTTGGTCAGCTTGATCCATGCCTCCTCGCCCTCGGCCACCTGGCCCAGGCGCTTCACCACCAGGAGGTACTCCGTGAGCAACTGAGCCTCCGGGTACTTCAGCTCCGAGAGGATCTCCTCGTCGATCCGCGGCTGTCCGGATGGAGTCACCAGCACAGGCTTCCACCCGTAGAGCTCGTTCAGGCCGCGGGCGATGTCGAGGCGGCTCCCTGGGTTGAAGGGGATCGTCTTGGTCTTGGTCTTCAGGACCTCCTTCTTGGGAGGGAACACCTTCACCAAACGCTCCTTCAGCTCCAGCCGCTTCGTCAGTAGTTGCGCGGTCAGCCGCTCGGCACCCTCGATGTCAAAGGTCCACCCGGCAACCTCGATGTCTCGGCAGATGGAAGAGACCCGGTGCTCGAGTTCCCATGCACGGTCGGAGATGTCCTGCTGGACGAGGTGGTGGAAGAGCTTGCGGGTGACCTCGGTGTCCTGTTCGCAATACTCCTGCATCTCCTCGGACCACCTGGACCAGTCCGCATCCTCACCGAAGGTGTCCTTGTGCAGGCCGAGGCGGTAGCCCCACGCCTTCAGCGAGTGACTCCCGATGAGCTCCTTGGGGAACTCGGTGCGCTTGAAGTCGTCGTTGCGGATGTCGGGGTAGCAGAGGCGGGAGAGGACGAGGGTGTCCACGACCTTCGCCTGGGTCTCGAAGCCCAGCACCTTCCGCATGGCGGGAAGGTCGAAGTTGATGACGTTGTGCCCGACGATGGCCGGGGCATCCTTGAGGATCCGGAGGGACTCCCCATGCCCGATGGCCTCGTAGGTCGAGGCGAGGACGTTCGAGGTCACCGCATCGCGGACCACGATGGAGTGGATCCGGGTGTATCCGTCGAGGGCGTCCGTCTCGATGTCGAAGATGACGGGGTTCACTTGTTCCCCGCCTCCCACGCAGCGATGCGCTCCCCGATCCAAGCCATGCAGTTGCAGGCCATGCTGTTGCCCAGCGCCTTGTATCGCGGCCCGTCCGGGCATTCCTCGGCAGGCTTCTTGCGCCACGGGATCGCCGTCCAGTTGTCCGGGAAGCCCTGAAGTCTCTCGCACTCCACCGGGGTAAGCCGCCGCACGGTCATGGCTTGATGCACCGCCTGCTTGTTGGCGATCGCGGCATGGGCTGCGTTGTCCCTTGCCAGCGTGTGGCAGGGATCACCTGGCTTTCGGTTCTGCCTGTTCACCGGGGCGGTGATCTGGAACAGGTCGTAGGGGACGGGCTGGCCGACCGCTTGCGCCGCAGTCGTGTCCACGGTGTATGCCGGATCTCCCGGGCGCCCGATGCCCAAGCCGTTCTTCCGCTTCTCAATATCACGGCCATCCTGAATCGGGACGGGCTGCGCGACCGGGATGTACGCCCCATGCCCATCCAATTCCGTGTGCGACCGCAGGCCACGGTTGCCGAGCGTCCCAGCGGTCGGCTGCGCAATCAGTGGAGCGCCATCGCCATCGCCATCGCCATCGCTACTGGGGCCTTTGTAATCACGTGCCTTTAGGCACGGACTGACGCTTGGGCAACCGCCTCGAGCGCCGACTTCAACATCGGGGGCAGCGCCTTTCCGCGCCTTTCCGCCCGCCTCAATATGCCTTCGCAAGCCTTCTTCGAGAGCGAGTATCTGGGCGGCAGCGGCCCCGTCTCCAAGACATCCGACAACGAAGACACGTCGCCGGCGCTGCGGGACGGCTCGGGGCCATCTCCCCACTCGCATGTATTGAGCGTCCAGCACTCGGTAGGCCCACCCATACCCGAGTTCCCCCAGCGCTGAGAGGAAGGTGCCAAAGTCCCGTCCTCCATTGGATGACAGGACACCGGGAACGTTTTCCCAGACAACCCATCGAGGCTGGAGCCGAGCAGCGATTGCAAGGTAGGTGAGCATGAGGCTCCCTCGCGGATCTGCGAGTCCTTGCCGCAGCCCCGCAACGCTGAACGCCTGGCACGGCGTCCCGCCGATGAGGAGGTCGATGTCTCCTGGTTGAATAGGCCACGATCCATGTTGCGTCATGTCTCCGTAGTTGGGGACCTCGGGGAAGCGATGCTTCAGCACCGCGGCGGGGAACGGCTCGATCTCGCTGAAGGCAACCGGGGTCCACCCGAGGTGGTGCCATGCGACCGAAGCCGCCTCAATCCCGCTGCAAACAGAGAGGTATCTCATGGCAATCCTTTGCTCCGTAGATACGACCGTCTTGATTCAGAGACAATGTATTGACGATCCTTGGCGATCCAAGGGTCAGAAAGGAATATTGCCATCTATTTCTTTCGGGTCCTCCGCCGGATCGAACATCGGACACTCGGCCATGCGGCCCGTCTCCTTGTCGTACTCCAGCGCAAGGCATGAACCCGTCTCTCCCGTGTAGCGGCACTTCAGGACGCGAACCCTCGTCTGGTTCTTGTTCTCGCCCTGCTGGTTCCGCTCGAGCGCGATCACCGCATCGGAGAGCTGCGCGATGCCCTGGCTCGACCGGAGGTGGCTCAGGCTGACCTCTCCTCCCTCCTCATGGCTCCTGCCGTCCACGCGCTTGAGGTGGCAGACCATGAACAGGGTGATCTGGGTCTCCTCAACCAGGGTGCGGAGCTTCGTCACCAAGGCATCGAGCATCCGTCGCTCGTCCCCCTGCCCGTCGTTGAGGCCGCTCACGGCGATGGAGATGTGGTCGAGGAACACGGCCTTGCAGCCGAGGCCCTTGCCCATGTAGCGGATGCGGTCGAGGAGGTTCTGCCCCTCGGTGGACCCGAAGTGGTCGTAGAGGTAGACCTTGTTCTCCCCGAAGACCCGGTCGAAGGAGTCCTTCAGCTCGTCCTTGTTGGCCCCGAGGTGGAGCCGGCGGTTGGCCTCGAGGCTCATCAGGCCGATGGCGGTGCGGGCCACGGATTCCTCAAGGGCGATGTAGCCGACCGGGGTTCCGCTCTTGATGAGGTGGTAGGCCAGCTCACGGCAGAACTGGCTCTTGCCCACCCCGGTCCCTGCGGTGACCGTGACGAGTTCCCCGGGGCGGATCCCGTGGAGCATCTGGGTCAGGGGTGCCCAGGGGTAGGCGATGCCCGGGGATGCGTCGAAGGACTCGATGCGCTCCCAGATGTCCTGTGCCGCCACGATGCCGTCCGGGCGGTAGGCGGGGGCGATCCAGGTGGCGTTCACCAGCTCCTTCGCCTTGCCGCTTCGGATGCAGTCGTTGGCATCCTTGGCAGGCAGTTGCGCGATGAACGCCTTGCCGGGGCTGAGGACCTTGGCGCACTCCTTCGCCGCCTTCTGCCCGGGCTCGTCCATGTCGAACGCGAAGACCACCCGGTCGAATCCTTCGAGCCAGTCGAGGCTCTTGGCGATGGCCTTGGGTGCCGACTGGGCACCGTTGGGGACGCTGACCACGGGCCACTTGTGCTCCTGCACCTGGCTCAGGCTCATGGCGTCGATCTCGCCCTCGGTCACCACGACCATGCGGCCCTGCCCCGAGAATCGGTGCTGGCCGAACAGGACCATCCGCGAGGCATCCCCGAGGATCCTGAACTGCTTGTCCGCGGTGCGTAGCTTCTGCGCCACGACCTCGCCCGAGGCATCCCGGTAGAGCGCGACCTGCACGGGGTTCCCGTGGTGCTCCCCGATGCCGTAGTTCCAGAGCCGGCAGGTCTCCTCGGTCAGCCCACGCTTCTCGAGGGCTGCGTACTCAACTTCGATCATTCCTGGGATCCTTCCTACTCTCTCCTGCTGCGGTTCAACACCCTCGCCACGCTCATGGTGCTGGCACCCGAAGCAGTAGGCATGGCCGTCCGAGTAGCGGGCGAGGTTGTTCCTCGATCCACAGCTCGGGCAAGGCTCATGGCGGATGAAGCGAGACGACTCCGTCATGCGGTGAAGACGACTGCGGTTGCCTCTCCGTGGGACCAGACGGCGTTGACGTTCTGCCCCATGAGGGGCAAGAGGTCAATGGCGTCCGACCTGCGGACCGGAAGCCACTTCTCGTCCACCTTCGACCCGATCCCGGGCTTCCCTGCCCGGGTCCTTCGGATCGTCACCCCGGCATCCCAGGGGTGGTCTTCCTCACGCATGTAGAAGGAGACGGTGACGAGCGTTCCTTGCCCGTCGTACTTGACCTTCACTCATGCCTCCACCGCGTAGCAGCGGGTGGACTTGGGCACCTGGGTCTTGTCCAGGAACGAGTTGAACCAGGACTTCCCGAGGTGACGCTCGATGAATGTGCTCAGGGAGCAGGCTTCGCTGTTCGTCAGGGTCATCCGGACGTCACCCGAGGTGATGACCAGGGAGTCGCCGTCAACCGAGAACGTCGGCTTCTCCGGGTCGGCTGGGACGAGCTGCGGGTTCAGGACGGTCTTGTAGGAGTTGCTGTAGTGCATGGATGAACCTTTGTGTGTCCTCGAGCCTCATCATCAGGAGCCAATCGCTCCTGTCCCGCCGCATCAGCACGACGGGAACCTTGT